CCGAAAAGACGCTTTGAATACCGCCATTCCAGAAGGGTCATCGCCGTATTGGGCCTTAACATATCGGTTGACCCATGGATGGTCTTCACCGTACATTTTGACAAAGTTGTCATAGTATGTTCTGCCTTGCTCGAGACGCCGCGGGCTGTCGATCGGCAGCCTGATGGTATCCTTTGTCTGCAGCAGATAGTTCAGGTTTTCGGCGTTCGGTGATAATCCTGACGGCTGAATGAATTTTTGCCAGTTGGGTGGCAAGTCTTCCATAAATTTGTGCCATGGCGTCAGCTCTGTCGGCATATTCGTGTCGGCTATCATCCCATGCCAAGTGGGCGCGCCACGCCTTCCGCTTGGATATCGCCCCAGGCGGCCAGATATCGGCCCTACAACGTCCAAGTTCATCTCGATACATTCTGATAACCACGCTGCTGTCAGCTGCATCGAAAGTAAGCGCGCCTGGTCTGCTGCGTCCTCAAGGGGGATGAAGATCCATTCTGATTTTACCTTTGTGCCATTTTCGAGAGGGAAATCGACGTGGAATGTGCCTTCGGAGACTTTCCAGATGCCCGGGCCACCGTCGCTCGAGAGCCAATTTTCGCACTCTTTGAGGACGGTGTCTTTGAGCTGTTTGAGAGTCTGACGAACAACTGAGAACCGGGTATATCGTATTCCATCTGTGGCCGGTTCTTGTTCAATTGCTCTTCGGAACAGTTCCATGATGCAGGCAGTCGTCTTTCCAGAGCCCACAGGGCCAGCAATAATTCGGCCATACGAGTCGGACTCCATGAATCTGGCAAGGACCGATCCATCTGGTGCCGTGAAATTGATGTCACCCATGCCTCCTAAAATGGCGAGAGTGGCTTAAGTTTTGATTAACTCTCCTTTAAACCAGTGGCCGCAATCACGGCATTGATGCTGGACATATTTGCGGGCTTTATTGTACCAAGTTCCTTTGCGAACGGTATGCGCTGATTGACAATTAGGGCAAACCACACCGACATGGGGTCTATGGAAGAGTTCAAGGTTGGGATGGGTAGTCATCCACGGCCGCAATTCTTCGTACACTTGTTCCAATAGCCCGACGTCATGCATGTTGTAGCGTTTCATTATAGCCCAGGCCTTGCGGTCGCCGCGCATGGTGCGTTTCCACAGATCGAAGCCTGTCGTAGGTAGTTTCCTGCCTAATCCCAAATATTGGCCCAGGGCATCGAGTCGGCTGCTATCGAATTGAAAATACTTGCGCGCCGCCTTGAGTGTGTCGATTGACTGGTATCGTGATGGCGGTGTCATTTTGTATCGGATCATCCGGGCTTGTGCTTTACGAATATCGAACCGATCGCCGTTGTGTGCGATCAGGACGTCTGCTTCATCGAACAGATCGCGAAGATCCTTGACCAGGAAGAAATCATTGTCCAAGTTGGCATTGTATTCCGGATAATCGCAGAGCGCTTTGACGTGAATTTTCTTTTCCCCTTGCCATTTCCAAGCATAGGACAGCATATACCACGCGTCTTTTATTTCGATGATGTTCGTATCGTACAGTTTTCCCCAAAAGTAGCCAAGGGTAGGCGCTGTTTCGATGTCGACGAGTGCTACGCGCGGGCTATTAGTCATGGGGCTTTTCCAATGCTGGTACTGGGGTTACATCTATCGTGGCTGGGACCTCTTGCTCGATCTTTTTTGTACCGATGTTGATTGAGATCGAAAAGCGCTCGCCGCTGCCTTGCGGTTGCTTCGTTTCGCCAACGCCGGCCAACGTCGCGAGTAGCTTTGCTGTATCGACGACGGCCGGTAGCGCAGAGGCAGGATCATTGAGGCGGTTATGCAAGGTCGTAAGGCTTTGTTCAAGTGATGTAGCGGATTTTATTTTGATCCGTTTCGCGGTTGATGTTACCCCGTGCCAATCGAGTACCGCGGCCTCGTACGTACGGCTGAAATAGGGATTAGTCTTCACATATTGTTCGAATTGCGCCGCCGTGATGCCGAACGCTTGAAATACGTCCGCGGGCTAGAGTTGGGCCTTGGCGAGCTCGTTGGCCAGTTTGACCAGCTTCTCTTCTGGCAGCTTGGGATCTTGGTTTGAAATTATTTCTGCTAGCCCAGTGTCGCTTTCTAAATCAGTCATATTCTAAACCTCGTACGTAAGACAAGGCGCGTATTAACCCATCCTCATTGTCCCCAAAACAAGCAAAGGCGGTGTTACAACGATTGCATAGCCATCCACGGAACCTACCGGTTTCGTGATCATGGTCCAAGCATATGACTTTTGCAGGGGAATGACAATAGTCGCATTGGCCGGCGGTTCTAATTGGCCGAACCGTTGTTGGATCCACCGGAACATGGCCTTCACGTTTGGCCCAATAGCGACTTGAGCGTTCGGGACGTGTCAGGGCGCGGCCAAATAGGTAACGCTTGGTCATGGAGTTCTCCTAGCTGGGTATTCTGGCACTGTCAAGTGGCTAAAGCGTTAACGAATTACAAAGGGAGGTCGGTTATTCTGGCACAGAACAAAGGGTTTTCCTAGGTTTTGATCCACATGAGCGATATGGCTTTGGGCCAAAGTGGTGTGCTGCAGGTAATCCCGGAGGACGTCACGCAACAGCAAGAAGCCGATCGCGCCAAGGCGCAAGTACAGGCTAATCAGGCTACTCAGCCGGCACAAGACCCCCAGCAATTGGTGTCCTACATTAAGGGCCAATTCGAAATATTTCGTAATCATCGCAACACGTCGGCCGGCTGGTCTGAGCGCCTGCTGATCTGCCTGAGGACCTTCAATGGCCAGTATGACGCAAACCAACTCCGAGAAATCCGACGATTTGGCGGATCTGAAGTCTATGCGCGAGTTATTGCTCAAAAATGCCGGGCCGCGAGTTCCCTTCTACGTGATATCTACCTCGGCGATACACGTCCCTGGGCCGTTAAGCCTCCGTCTGCCCCCAAAATCCCAGACGAAATCCAGCAAAACATTGACGCGTTGATGAGATTGGAACGGCAGATGATTACCCAGCAGCAGGGTAAACCGCCGGATACCAATGATGAACAGCAACGCCGTACCGCATTACTTGAGAGCGCCCTCGATGCCGCCAAAAAGAAGGCCGTGCAACAGGCGCGAAACTCTGACGACAAGATTGAAGATCTCTTGCGTGATGGCTATTTTTATCAGGCTTTTGCTGAGTTTTTGGTCGATCTTCCTATTTTCCCGTTTGGCGTAATCTGTGGGCCAGAAGTCAAGATTATGCCAGAAGTGACGTGGCCGGCTGGTGGCGGCATGCCAACGATCACACAAAAACCGAAACTAATGTGGCGGCGCGTGTCGCCATTTGACATTTGGTGGACTCCTGGTGTAGCGGATATAGCCAATGCAGATATCATCGAAAAACTCAAAATCACACGAGCCGAACTCAATGACCTTCTCGATCTCCCCGGCTACAATCAGAACGAGCTACGCGCTGTTCTGGATGAATATGGACGTGGCGGCCTCTATGATAATTGGGATACTACTGATGCCGAACGAGCTGTTCTGGAAAACAAGGAAAATCCCGCGTGGAACCGATCCCGCCTGATGTCAATGATGGCATTCAATGGTAACATCCAAGGACGTATGCTACAGGATTACGGGCTCGCTGTACCAGACGAGTTGCGTGATTATCACGTCCAGGCTTGGTGCATCGGGCCTCACGTTATTAAGTGTCAGTTGTCACCCAGTCCTCGGCAACGAAGCCCTTATTATATCACGTCTTTTGAAAAGGTTCCCGGAACTCCAGTCGGCAACGGACTTACAGATATCTTGGAAGATATACAGGTAGTTTCGAACGCAACACTTAGAGGTTTGGTTAATAACCTGAGCATCAGTTCAGGACCTCAGGTTGTGGTTAACGATGATCGCTTGAGCCCTGACGAAACCGGAGAGGATCTGTACCCATGGAAACGATGGCATACCCGAAACGATCCGGTGGGGAACAATGCACGGCCACCGGTGGACTTTTTCATGCCGACGAGCAACACCCAGGTGTTGACCGCGGCGTATCAGGAGTTCATTTCGATCGCCGACGACATTTCAGCGATCCCGAAGTATGTCGGTGGACAGGCCGGCGGCGGGGGAGCGGGCAGGACTGCGTCTGGTCTTGCGATGTTAATGGGGAATGCTTCGAAGATCTTGCAGACTGTCTCTGCTAATATTGATCGTGAGATCATGGAGCCGGCTCTCCTCCAACTTGCTGACCTAATCATGTTGACCGATACGACAGGTCTGCTTACCGGCGAGGAGAAGATCAGTGTCCAAGGTGTTCAGGTCGCAATCCAAAAAGAGACGGTACGTCAACGCCAAGTCGAGTTTCTTCAAGCTACTAATAATCCTACTGACATGCATATTATGGGCATTAAAGGTCGTGGTATGGTGCTGCGTGCTGTCAGTTCGAACCTGGGATTGTCTGGTGAGCAAATCGTGCCGCCCGATGAAACTCTGGAGCAAATGGACGCGCAACAGAAACAACAGCAAGCTAATCCGCAGCAGCAGGCAATCCAGCAACATGTGGAGCAGGGAGTTCAGCGAGGCGTGCAGGCGGGCGTACAGCGCATCGCCACCGAACTCACCGCAGGCATTTTGGCTACCAGAGCAGGAATGCCTGAAGGCATGCCGACGCACATTGGCACGCCGGCGGCGTCACCGGGTATGGGAGCGCCGGGCGGCGGCCCTGCAGGACCAGGCGGCCCTCCTATTCCAGGACCTCCGCGACCGGGTGGCCCGATGGCGGCGCGTGCTGCGGCATCTCAGGGCAATAAGGCTGGCCCATTGACCGGAGGCGGCCAAGGGCCCGGGGGTCTTGCGCCGAACGTAGGAAACGTGGTAGGAAATAC